AGCTACCCTTACATTAACAGGTAGTGCTCAACAAATTACTGGATTAGCTACTATAATTACATTAGTCATATGGTTACTAACTATAGGATTTAGAAAAGACAAACCACAAGGTGGTGCAAAGAAAGTCAGTAGGTAATGTGTATGGTTACAACTAAACCAGATGGTTCATTTGTACAAGTATGCAATTGCAAACATGGCATATCTTTTTGTGAGGAGGAATAATGGCAGTGCCAGAACGTGTTAAAACACAAATGAAAAAACATGGACTAAAAGGTGTTAACAAACCAAAACGTACACCTAGTCATAAAACAAAATCACATGTTGTTATGGCTAAACAAGGTGATACATATAAGTTAATTAGATTTGGTCAGCAAGGAGTTAAAGGTGCTGGTAAAAATCCTAAATCAAAAAAAGATAAAGCAAGAAAAAAATCGTATTATGCTAGACATAATGCACAAGATAGTAAACCTAGCAAATTATCAGCTAGGTATTGGTCACATAAGGTAAAGTGGTAAAAATGGCAAAAAAAGGTTTATATCATAATATAAATAAAAGAAAAAAAGCAGGTACAAGTAGGTCTAAAAAAAATTCTACTATATCTAAAAAAGCTTACTCTGATATGCAGAAAGGTTTTCCTAATAGCAAAAAAAATAAAGCTAAAAAGAAATCTAAAAAGAAATAATGCACAATCTACCTGGAGCATATGTTGTCAATAGCCCTAAACCTGGACAGTACTGCAGTAATTGTATGCACTACGTTAATAATTATTGTACTAAGTTTATTGAAGAAGTAGCAGCTTATGGTTGGTGTAAAGTATGGAAGGGAGTAAAACTTGAAGTATGAAGTATTAAGAATTAGTAGTGGTAATGATTCTACATCAGGTTTGTTATTTGAAATAAACAATGGTAAACGTACGTTTCTTGCATATACATTAGAAGATGAACAACGTGACGTTAAAGTCTGGGGTGAAACAAGAATCCCTGCAGGTACATACAAGTTAGAACTACGTACTGAAGGTGGTTTTCATACTAGATATAGTGGTAAATACGGTGTTATGCACAAGGGCATGATACATGTGAAAAATGTACCAGGTTTTGAATATATACTATGGCATACGGGGAATACTGACGAAAATACTGCAGGTTGTTTAATATTGGGTAACACACAGACTAATAATCGTATAGCTAAAGATGGATTTATTGGCAGTAGCGTTGATGCATATAAATTTGTATATCCACGTGTTGCGGCAGCTATTGAATCTGGACAAAATGTAGAAGTTACTTACATAGATTATGATGGTAATATAACTAATACACCAGAAAATACATCTGATGTAATGGAAAAATTACAAGAGATAAGTGGTGAAGTACAAAATTTGTCTGCTAAACTAGACGGCAGGAGAATAACATAATGGTTAAAATACCTAAAAATAAAAAACTATATAGCGGTGATGACCCATTTGAATATGGTGAAAGTGATTACGACCCATCTAAAGGTGACCCTTTAAGAAAACAAAGAAAAATGGATTTTATTGGTGGAGAAATGGATGAGCTTGCTAGCACTGGTTATCGTGGTGGTTCTACTGCAGGTGGTCCTTTATCAAACCCTACACAATTTGGAGCTGTAGGTGATAAACAATCTGTACCTTTTGAAGGACAACAACGTCAAATGTTAGCACCACAACGTGGTGTAGAAGAAGCTATTGAATCTGCAATAGACCAGGAAATATCTAATTTAGAATCAGCAATTAATTGGGGTGATGGTACTGAAATTGAATATACTGGTGAAATAGGTAGATTACAAGTTGAACTTAAAAAAGAATTAAAAGTATCTAAAGCTGCACAAGAAACAATGGGTGAAACATATGAAACTGCAGCATTGCGTAAAAGAGTTACATCAGCTTATGGTGGTAAAGTAGACCCAGGTAATGTAGAGTATATGATTGAAGATGCTAAACCATTACCTACTACTACTAAAGGTAAAGGTAAAGGTATTAAATCATCACAAGCAATTATTGATACAGGATTAGAAGCTAGAAATATACCTACAGAAAAATTAAAATCTGGTGAGTATTCACAATCACGTAGTTCTATGAAGCAAGCATCAGTAGAAAAAGCATTACGTGAAGGTGCACAACCAGGTGCTCCTAAACCAAGATTGTATATGGGTGGTTCTGATATTAGAACACAACCTTATGATTATCGTGAACCAGGTTTTGGAGAAACAGGTGGTATATTAGGCAAAGCTAGTAAAGACCCAGGAGGTCCTACGTTTACAGGTTTAGATAAACAAGGTAACCCATTATTACCTAGACAAGCTGTAGATTTTGGAGATTCATCTTCAGTAAAAGTAGGTAAAGGTGATACTTACTTTAGAGAAACAGGTCCTAAACAATCACCATTTCCTGCTGAGGGAGAAGAAATTATTGATGCTACAAAAAGTGAAATAAGTAATGAAACTATTGAAAGACGTAAAAGATTTAGTGCTGGTAAAAAAATATCAGGTAATAAAGTAGGTTCTGTTACACCTGATGCACCTAAAGCTGTTGTATCTAATGAAGGTTTTAGTATGAAAAAAGCATTTGATGATGGTATTGCACAAGGTATGACATCAAGGCAAGCACAAAAGAATGCAGAACGTTTACAAAGATTATCTAAAATTAGAGGCAAAGGTAAGGGTAAAGGTAAATTATTTACTACTCTTGGTGCCATAGGTATAAGTGGTATACTTAATAAGGATAGATAATGTTTGAACGATTCAAACGTAAAAGAAATTCTGATGGGACGTTTAAGAAAGACGTTGCGTGGACTCCTTGGAATGAAGCATGGAGTTATAAAATGAGTGAAGAATTAAAAGACATGGTAGAAAGAGCTGTGTGGACTTTCATTGAAGCCTTTATAGGTGCGTTAACAGTTGCACCATTAGTCGGTGTAGAAGCAGAAACATTACAACTAGCAGCATTAGCTGGTGGTGGAGCTGCGTTAGCAGTTGTTAAAACATACGCTAAAAAACAGATTTCAAAATAATGCCTGGGTTTAAAAACGTTGGAGGTCCTAGGTTTATAGGTGCTGGTGAAATGCCACAAAAGAAAAAAGGATTTCCTAGAAAAGCAAAAACAAAACCATATCTTCAATCATGGCAAGATAGAAATCTTAAAAATCGTGGAACAAAGTTAAATAAATAATGCCTGGTCATTACGATGGAGGAGTAGGTGCTGGATATTCAGGTCTTGGTAAACAAGAACTAAATAAACGCATGAAGCAGCACAAAGCATTGCGTGATAAAGCTTTACGTAAAGGTGACCGTGCTGATGATTTGTATGTAGAAATGGGTAAATTAATAGGTACACATGGACATGGTAAAACTGAAGGATTTCCTACTGACAGAGCATATAAAACTTTAGACAAAGCATTTGTTACTAGACGTTCAGCATACAAACAAGCAGTAGCTTTTAATAAAGGACTTAAAAAATTAGGATTAGATAAATAATACTAACGTCCATAGTTTAGATAGTCTGTTCTCTTTTTAAAAAACCTTTAAGTAAATCACGATATGCTACGCTAGTTCCGACCCTTTGCCTTCCATCATATATATCGTGATGATGCTTACATAGTATAGCTACATTATTAATATCAAATTTACGTTTCTTATTACCGCCCATACCTATACCCTGTATATGTGCAAGTTCTAACCATTTGTTATCATTACAGTATGCCCATTCACATTGACTATTAGCACGCTGCATAGCTTTTTCACGTATCTCTGATAACCCATTCATTAATCTATTACAAAGTAACTTCCCTTAGGTAAGTTCCATGTTTTCATAACATCTTGTGCTCTAAATTTACCTTTATCAGGACTGCCGTTGTATATACAATGTGCAGCTTTTAAGAACATTAAGCTATTACATTGACCTTTAGTGTAATGTATTTTACTTTCATTAAAATTAATTAGTTGTTCTATGTAATCTAATGTACGTTGTGTTACTTCGCCATGGTCTATTTTGGTAGAAGGACGCATAGCATGTTCTATGTTAGGTAGCTTTTCATTATTACCTACAGTTATTTTTCTAGGACATAACTTAGATTTACGTATAGTATCTAATTCATGTGTAAGTGTGATAGTCATTTCTAATGTATCACGTTCTATGGTCATAGTAACCCACATAGGATTACCTTTATCTGTTACTCCTAGTAAACGTTTACCTCCAAATGTGCTTGCTTTATCTGCCTCTGTTGCCTTCTCTTCTAACCATTCGTACCATCTTGTTCTGGTTGCGTCTGGCGTTATATGATATAACGCTGTCTTACTAGCAAATCTAGTATTTGATGTGTTATATACCATTACTCCTCTTCTCCTTCTAGTTGTTCTAAATGATAGTTATAATCTGTTACAAATTTATCCATTAAAAACCTAAGCTTTTGCATGTCAGGTGATACCTTAAACGTATCACTACCGCATGCTTTGTTAAACTGCTGTGCCCATACTTTCATATACTTAGGGTGTGTAAAAATGTTTACACGATTTACATCAAATGGTTCATTCCCACTCAAGATTATCCATCTCCATTTCTAATTTTTCTATACAATCATTACAATACCTAACCAATGTAAAATCTGTCATGTAACTTACACCACATATTTCGCATACAAGATTAAGTATTTTGTTTATTTCTTTTCTAAATATTTTGTTTATGTTAGACCATGTCATCTACATGACCCCATACTTTCTCACAATAATCACAATATACTTGGTCAGTTACCACGCATACTCTGTCTAGTTTGTGTCCACAACAAATCATTATCAGTTCCTTTCCAACAATGTTTACTACTGTTCCAATGATGCCACCCATCATTATACACTAACCATGCTGCGACTGCAGTTGATACCTCTGGGTTAGTACGCTTACTTATTATACCAAGCTTAGGTTTTAACCAAGCCCATGTATCATCATTAAACTGCCAGAGTCCAACATCCCTGGTACCGTTAGTATTATTACCGATAGCATGCGGGCGGCCGCTACTCTCACAGTATATAATACCTAATGCACGAGGGATGTCTTCCTCTTTAAAATACCTAGATAACATTTCAGTATGTTCAGAAACATGAATTATATTTTCTTGTACCTGTATACATTCACGATATTCAGGTATTATGTCAGTTGTTAGAACCATAGGGAAAAAACAACTGACTAATATTTCTATCATTAGCTAATGGCAGAAGTTTTTGTTGGAACTTCTGTACAAAAATAATGTACAAGTCCCTTCTTTTTACTAGGTAAAGTTGTTATCTTATAACCTTCCTGCCTAAGATTATGTATAATACCACCAAATCTATGGCAGTATAACTCAGCTACAAACTCCCAGTTACTTATAGGACTTTCTCCCATGTATCTGGTTAATACATACGCTACTAACTGCGTTTTGCTTTTAATGTAAGCTGGTATTGCTTCACCTCTAAATGATTCTGGAATCATACGTTCCACTCCTTTGGTATATCGCTGTTATCTAACCACCATGACTTACGCCACTTACCTGTATGCATAGGACATTCCATAGGTGTCTTACCTGAACAGGTAAAGTCTGGGCTTTTATCTGACTTTTTAGTACGTCTATTATCCCATACCATTAACTGATTAGGACAAGGACATTTTAAGTCATCTCTATATTTATTCTGTTCTTCCATTTTATTAACTATATCTCCTAACATATCGCCTGATTCTTGCAAACCTGGTTCTATCTCAGTTGCTTTAATGCCTGCACTTTCTAATTTTTCAAGTAAATCCATACTTTCAAAATCTCCTTGTGTATATTCTACTGGCATTTCAACAAGTCTTTCTATCATAGCAAAGTACTTGTTTAGTTGTTCATCTGACCATTGAGTTTTATCTAATGGAAACTTCATAGTCATTGCATACTGGTTAGCAGTACCAATAATTTTATGTAATGTTTCTGTATTCTGTACAGATTCAGTCATATTATTAATGGTTGTCATAATAAATTGTAAGTCTTGCATTAGAAAGGTGCTTCGTCTTTAGGATAAGGTTTAAACTCTACTTCGCCTTCATCAACTTCTGTACCTTCACCTACGATACTATCCATAATGTCATTCATACGTTTAATATCTTCTGGTGTAGGCTTATGCTCTTTCTTACGCATATCTACTTTAGTTACTTCTACCCTATCTTCTGGTTCAGTAGCTGCAGTAGCTTCTTCTTCTGACTGTTTACTGCCTGACCATAACTCTACGCCAAGGCCAAATCTCATACATGCACGTTTAAATGCATCAGATTCTGCGTCTTTCAGGTTGCTGCCATCATTAAACTTAGCATTGCTTAGCTTAAATGTATCTACATCACCGAAGCCATCATAACTACCCATGCCTTCTATTGTTATAGTACCTTTAGCACCAACTATTCTTTTATCACCATTGTGTATACCATATACAGGTTCACATTGCCAGGTGTATTGTACTCCACTGTCCCTTAAGCGTTCAACATAATGTGCGTGTGGCACATAATCACCGAACTTACCTGCGGGTGCTTTACGAACTAACTCCTGTGGAAATGGAGATAGCAAGTCAACGTTATTACTCATAACTTCCCTTCTTATTTTATCTTTGTGTGAGAGTCAGGTAGTGACGAACACAAAGATAAGACTATTCTTCTTCTAAGCCTAACAGTTTCCTTAAATTATATATACCTATCTCGACAGGTACTAATTTAAAGTCACCACTGTCATTCATTAATATAAAGTGTGGCTTATTGCCTAAACCACTGTACTCTATACTTTGTAATTTCCAGTCAGACTTGACAATATTGTCTATCATATGTATATTATATGCCCTATATTTGCTCATTTGCAAGCTTTACTAGGTATTCTGCAGTTACTCCTGCACCTGGTTTAGCAAACAATAACCATTGACATGGCCTTCCCATACTAGCCAACTGTTCTAATGCATATGTATTATATGATTCAGTAGAACCATTAACCCATAATCTTACGTCATTGACGTACATAGTTGTAGGTGTATGGAAATGACCAGCAATAGCATAGTCAAAGTCGGGCATGAGGCCTCGACTAGCTAATGCTTTCCATCCTAACAGTTTTTTACCAAAGCCATACCAAGGAAATCCTGAATGACCTCGTATGTTATCACCATGCCATACAAAAAACCTACATCCTTCGCCTACATCAGCTATATCAAACCAGTGATTATCACCTGTACTATCAGGTATAGTCCATGTCATACGTTTTTCATCTTTGTATATCATAGACATAATCTTTCCAAGCATTCTATCTGCATTAGAATCTGGATGATAATCCTTACGTGCTCTACCGCCAAGGCTGCCATGATTACCTATAACCCAATGAACATCTACTTCATTAAAGTTTGCTAGCAATGTATCAAAAAATTTTGTTAATATTCTAGGACCGTCAATAGTTACCTGGTTATATAAGCTAGCATCTATGAGATGTGTTTGACCTGGGAATATAAGCTCACCTTCTACTATATCACCAGCTGCTAGTACTACACATTTATTAACTGGATGTGCTGAACGTTGTACATTAGTAAGCTCTACTATTTTATTTGCATACTCAACTACACGTTCTTCTGCTACTTGTGTATTATAATCTGGTGTTACCTTTGCTAATTGTACATCACTTAATACAGCTACTGCTATTTCTTGGTTCTTAGTTTTTTTATGTAGTTTAGGTTTAGGTATTTTAGGTTTATCCCACGTCCGTAGGTTTGTAGAAACTGCCTGATATACAGCGTCAATCATATCAGATTTTTTATTCTTAGCTTTTTCTAATTGTTTTAATAAGCGTAGATTATCTTTTTTTAATTCTTGAATTTTATGAGATTCAGCTTCAGCTATAAGCTTGTTAATCTCTTTATCTGATTTAGCCATGCGTTGCTATGTTCTCGAAGTGATGTCGTACTGCTGATTCACTTATTTTTATATTAAAATGTTCTTTAAGTAACCTAGATACAACATAAGGTTTAATTGGTGTACCATTCTTTACACGGTCTTCGCAGCCATCCCAAAAGGGTTGTGCTTCAGGTGTAATTCTGGTTAAGATAGCACTACGTTTACCATTTTCTGCTTCGTATAGTAATTCATCTATATCCATTGTTGTCATTATACTCATGGCTTTTTATATTACAAGGACCTAATCGTACAGTCTACGCCAACGTCTATACTTGCCTGTTGGAGGGCGTACACATCTAGTGTATCTGAAGGTACACCTTTGCTATGACGTACAACTCAGAGTTTATCTTAGTGTGTCAGGTCTGATAATTATTTGCATTAGCTTTTTATTACATTTTAAAACGCTATCAGTACCAACGTTTGCTCATCTCGCAGACTGTATTTATAGGTTGTTAATTGATATTACATGTTTATCCTTTCAAATGTTCTATCACTCGTGGCAACACTTGGCCTCACTGCGTCACTCACTCAATCAAATGTAAACGCCCTTTCCCCACGGGACGGGCGGAGTTGTTCCTTGTTTCGTTGCTGCGTGTCACCACTCCCTACAGCTTTCGTAGCACTCTGGCAGAACGTTTCCTCGCTGCCTCGCTGGGAGGCGACCAGCTTCGTTGCTTCGTCCTTCTCTGCCAACGTGCTGCTCAAGAATTGGTATGTGTAGCAGTGTTCACTATGGGTTGATTGTTGACATTCATGAGGTTATCACCTGTTGCAGGCTCTCCCTGCACTCTATTCTGCTACTAAATATAGCTTTGATTAGCGGAAAGGAACACTAACACTCTTGCGAGTTTACTATATTCCATACCACTATACTATATTCAGTTTTAATGCATGTTCTTTTACCTCATCAATATCTTTGAGGTTAATAATTCTATTGGCTGTGCATATATCGTAACAGTCTTTAAGTAAATTGTAACCACTACTATTTCTACCAATACCAAATACTTTCATATCTGATACCCATATTCTACGTGGTGGCATCTCTGCTAACCAACGTAGTGCGGGACCGTCAATAACATTACCGCCACCACTATGGTCATCAAGATATGTATCATCAACACGCATACCATTTTTAGCAATAATACGTAAATTACCTCCATTGTGGTAGCCATTGTACATAGCTATGTTTACAGCAGGTAACAACATCATAATTTCTAGTATGTCTTTGCCATTAAAGTGCATACTACCTGATGCATCTATTAGTATTGTGCCACCTTTAACACGTTGTTTTTGTTTGAATATTTTTTTATCTATACAATATCTGTTGATATATTTAGGATTGTAACCATAGTCCATAGGTCTATATGCACGTCCATGATTGATTCGTGAACGTAAATTAACAGCCATAGGAGGTTCATGTATTTCCATTTTACCCCACTCACCTATCCCATTACCAGAACGATATAACATATCTTCTTGTAATGATGTACGCATACGTTTTTCTAATTCATCTGCACTACCTGCAGCAGCTATTGCTTCATTACCTTCACCTTCAGATTCTTGTTCTGATTCTCCAGGTTGTGGTTGTGGTGCATTAATTTCGTCTGCTTTAGGTTTATCAATAAACTCATTAATAACATGAGATAATTTTTCTGCAAGCTTTTGTACTTTACGATAGCTAGGCCATTGATTGTACCTATGATTAATAAGATTAGCTGCATAATTATTAGCTACTTGTACTGCAAATCTAAGTTCTGATTGTCTAATGATATGTAATGTTTCATCATTAGCTGCTTGATAAAATGCATCTACAACATCTCTGCTAATTTTTGCTTCTAATATATAGTTTTCATTGGTGTATGTTTTACTAGCAAGTATATATAATATAATATCAGCAACACTAGCTGACTTTACCATACGTAATATAGTTGCTTGTACTTTTTCCATACATAATACAGGTTCATCACATGGCAATTTTGCACGTGCTGCAAGTAAATAATTAATACGTACTTCCTCTAGTGCATGTATACAGTCAGCCCTAGTACCACGCATTAGTTTACCCATAGTTTTAGGGGACCACTTAGCGTGTCCTAGTTCGTGTCTACGTATCATACGACTATGATTAACACCACAGTCTTCACATTCCCTATCCATAGGTACATACATTTGTCTATTTAAGTTGTCTGTTCTAGGTTGTGGGTCGTGTTCAGTATTTTCGAAAACATTCCAGTCTTCACCAGTAACTATTTGAGGATATGGATATGCTTTACTGTTATACATTTGCTTTAGATAATGTTATGGCATCTACTAATTCTTCTGCCTTATCACCAAACACCAATTTAGCTGCAGTTTCTGCAGTAAATCCTTGTTCTTGTAAACCAAAGAACTCTGACCATGCACGTACAGATATACGTTCTTCAGGGTCATCAACCATAGTTGTATCATGTATTACACCATGCCATTCATCTGGGAATTGTTCCATTGCCATTGGATGTATACTATCGACATAGATTTTTACAGGAAATCTATCTTTAAGTGCAAGAGGTAAGCTTTCTGGTGGACTGTTAGTAGTAGCAACTACTTCAAATCCTTCAGCAGGTCTTACTGTTTCCTTACTATCATTATTAAGTGTCAACATTGCTATGTCTTGGTCATCCAATATAGCATGCAAGAATGTCATAGCGTCTGGTGATGCGTGGTCTATCTCGTTGATAACCAACCTACCGCCATTACGCCATGCTTGTATTGCAATACCGTCATGCCATTCGAACTGACCTGTACTTGAAGGCTTATAAAAACCTTCTAAGTTTGCAGATGCAGTATCTTCTGTCATTGTAACCTGATACACATTAGGTGTACCGTCTGTATTAAGTGGTGCAGTTTGTTTGACTGCACTGTATGTTTTACCTGTACCTGGTGGACCGTATAATAATACACGTCTAGTCTTACCTAGTACAGCTTGTATTTGTTTCCAACAATCGTTTTCCATTAGTCGTTCCTTTCTATATTTTGTAGAAAATCATCAGCTTGGTCGCCAATGTTTTCTATCATATGGTTTATGTTTGTAGTAGTCATATCTAACAACTTACCTTCGTCCTCTGTAAGGTGGCATTGTATAGACGTAGGTTCTATCTCTAACCATTGTCTGAATGTACCTGTGTCTTCGGCATGTTGTCTGATAGCTTCTATTTCATCAAGAGTAAATGTCTTATCTTTATCAGGATAACCTGACAAAAAGTTAGTCATTATCTCTGCTTTAGCAGACATAACAATATGCATAGCTCTTGTTATTGCTTGTATATTATCAGCTGCATGTACCATGATTTTCCATACATCTGGTTCATCATCTGGATAACCTTTCTTATCTCCATGTGAATCAAATTCTGCATATGCTATTACCACTGTAAAGCATTTGTTATCTCTTGGTACTTCTTCTATTAGATTCATATCTTCCTTTCTGTAAAGCAAAGGCAGTACAGAAAGGAAAGATATCTTTACCTATCCACACCTCTCTACACAGGACCGCACCTATGCACTCCTCGCCTTTAACTAAAACTAAATTGTGTGTAACCTTACCAAGCCATTCCAATGCGAGGCTAACATGACCCCACCTATCCTGACCGCAAATTAAAACTTAAATGATGCTTGCCTTGCCTTTCACGACCTAACCTTACCCAAGCGGTTCATAACTTGCCAGGGCTCTATCCTCCTCACCATAAAAAAACTTTAATGTGCCTTACCTTGCCTCTCCGTGCCCGTCCCAAGCAGACAGCACCTCAGCCTTGCAAGCCAGAGCAAGCCAATGGCTATAAGCCTTTACGTATCCTTGACCATGTGTTAACAAGTTGGTCCATGAGTTTAATAAATGTTGTATCTTCATCTTTCATAGCACCAGCTTCTAAGTATTGATTAAGTAACCTAGCGTACACAGTAGCACTCTGACCTATCCATTTGTTATTAAGTGCTTCTTGTTTCTTAGTTATTCTACTTTGATTAAGATGACCTAGACCTTTCTTTAATGCTACAGTATTACCTGATGCAGTGATACCGAACCCTTTAATCATGGTCTGTACTTTCTTTTCAGGTTTATTTATATCGTCAGCAATTTGTTTGATAGACATGCCTAGTTCTTCTGCTGTCTTAACATACTGTTTAATTTCTATTGATGAGTATGGTAAGCCATGTTCTACATTAAGTAGATATGATTGACGTACAGCATCAAGCTCTGTATCACATTCTACTAACTTAACTGGTATTTGTTTTTTGTTAAGCTTAAGATGTGCTTCGTATCTGTGCCAACCGTCTAGTATTCTACCTGTTGGTCTTTCGTTCTTGCTTTCTACTATAATTGCTGGGAATACTACGCCAACTTTGATTGCATCTGCATATGCATTGACTTTATTCTCTACAATATTACGTCTTGGATAGATACTTTTATCTTGTATTAATGTATCTAAGGGCAAATACATATCACCCTTAGATAACTTAAGTATCTTGTCTTTGTTAGCAGATACTCTCTGCTTTACTTTAGTTTGTCTGTTAGACATTATAACTCCTTCGCATCTGTGATAACATACCTACCGAAGTTACCACCTTTTTGTGGACGATAGTCGCCTATGCCTTGCTTCTTACCTGCATCTGCAAGTATAGATGTCAATGCATCTAGACCACTATCCTTGAAGCTAGCTGTCATTAAACTTTCGTCAGCCACAATAGTAAATGTTAGTTGCCATTCTCTAACTACTGGACGAGTACGTATGATACCAGCTCTTGATACTACGACCCTACGTTCGTCTGTATCATATGTTTTAATAGGCCTGTTCTTATGTGACTTAAGTTCTATTAAGTCGAACGGTTCTATTTGTATGTGATTAAGTACAGTCTTAGCTGAACTTCTGCCTAGCTTAAACATTTTAGACGCTTCTAAGAATGAAGCTCTAATTTGTGTAGCAGGAACACAGAGATTACCTGCGTCATTTCTATATGTACGCATCTCTGCTTCGTCATCTTTGTTGTACTGTTTCTTACCAACAGTCATAGTACCGCTGTCTAACGACATCATTGCTGGGTTGTTAAACATAATACCTGGTTCTTTACCTTGTATTGTAAATTTGTACATTACGTCTGTTGATACGTATGTAAGTGTTGCCATTATATTTCCTTTCCTTTCTTATATAGATAGCTTGATAAGTACCTCCACCTATTCACAGCACGCTATGACGTACAGTTCGTGATACCTATCAAGCTACCTACAACAGGGACATGCAATGTATTAGCATGGCTAGTATTTATTAGTACTAACATTGTAAGTAGCTTCGTTTCATTACAGTGTGGCTGCAATTAACTTATCATGTATTCTATATTTTCTAGTGCTTCTAGTTTAGCTACAATAGCTTTGTTAAATTCGCCTTGAGTTTCTATAGCAGTCACTATCTTTTGTAGTGTATCCATTATATCATTCAATGCTTGTATAGTATCTTTATCCATTATTTCTCCTCGTTAACAGTTTGTCTGAGTGCTTTATCTATCTGATATAAAACAGCTTCGTATACCATAGCACACCAACCCTTGACCTTATCGTCAAGCTTTTGGTAGTTACTTGATGATGCTGCGTTGTGTAAATCATTTAACGTCCACACTATAATTTGTTTTAATTGGTCTTTGTTTAGTTCATCTAGTTTACTTATCATATATTCCTTTCATATGTTGACTGTCGCTGGTGTAAAGGTAACAGCGACAGACAACAGCTTGGATTTTAGAAGGGCAAATCCTCATAGTCAGCTTGGTCAACGTCAAGCTTCATATCAATATTCAAATAACTTAGGTCATTTGTATATTTCTTTTCGCCTTCGTTTTGACGATAGTCTATGATTGCACTTCCAACAGTCCTTTTGACTTGTTCAAAGTCCATAGGTTCTAGTATGTCCTTGAGTGTTTCAAGTGCACACTTTACTTTATCTATGTCCATTTGTTTATCCTTTCTTTAGACAATTTCAGTAAGGCGATAGCTAGTTCCTACGTCAAGCACTACGTAGGGCTAATTCACTACCGCCCAGGGTTTATAGTTCATATCAAGTCATCAATTACCTTAACCTTTCTTGCTTCATTGATATCTCTTGCTACATTAATCATTACCTACTAACTTACTTCGTACTCCTGTGGCACGACTGCTTGGGCGTTTGGTTCATAATGTAGCACTCTCTTTTTGTTAACGCAGTGTGCTATCTGCGAAAGTATGTAGCTATCATTATAGCAACAGACTTTACTCTCCCTACATTATACAATATAGGGAGTGTAAAACCTATCGGTTTAGTGCTTTCAGTTTCAGCAGGTTCTGATACTTCCTCAGTATCAGGTGCAGCTTCAGCTGCCTTAGCCTCTTTCTTGGCTAAGTATGTTTCGCTTTGCTTATGCAATGCGATTACCTCGTTGATATCGAGGTATAGTGGAATGGTTTGCAAAGAACCATTAATGTATCTTTGCACGAATGTGCGTTCACGCCATTCGGTAAGTGTTTTACCTGTAATTCCACAGACTACAGGTTGCATTGGTTTTGACATAAGTACTCCTTTCAATATTCGCATATGTCTATAATATATATTACTTAATATATATCAGTCATCTTTCTGACTCCAAGAGTCTGAAGAAAGATGAGTGATATATACTATCCTGTGTGATACACAAGATAGTAATAATCAGCAGTATGTTCTGTGTCACATTCGTGACAATATATTGTGTCAACAAACAATTTATATCCTTTCAATATATAATTACTGTCCTGAACTCAAGAGTTCAGAAGGACAGTAATTTATTTGATTATTTAAATAGAGCCAGCTTTAGCTGGTCTATCTTGGTTAGTTCCTGTCTAGAAACTTCCCAAGCATTATCCCCATTTAAATACACTTTTGTGCTACACGCACCATAGTGTATATTGAGGGGATATGTCATACCATTTTTAGCTGGTTTCCAGTATGCGTCTTTCTTAAAAACGATTTCGCTTTTACATACACGACATACTTTTTTATTTTTAAATTTATCCATTGTTATTCCTTTCTTTAAATAGATAAGATACATAAGTATCAGTCAGTATTCTGACTCCAAGGAGTCGGAAGAATACTGAGTGATAATTACCAACACCAGCAGTCATTCTGTTCAGAATAACAATGCTTGTGGACATCAAAATAAAATCCTATTTTGGACATAAAGCTTGGCTCTTCGAATGGTCGTAGCTTACGCACGAACCATACGCCAAGCAATGTTGTGATACCAAAGTATCTAACTAGCCCTAAGTTATATTTTATTTTATTGTACATATTATCCTTTCTATATGAATATCTATCCGACCTCAAGGGTCGGAAGGATAGATATTAATTTAACCAATTTAGCCAAGTAGCTGGTGATGGTGTTTCATCAGTAAGTTTATACCATAG